TAACGCTGGATCCATCGGTTGTGGTTGTTGTGGTTTAACTAACAACTGATCAATATCTTTTACACCTAACGCCTCGTACATATTTCTGTACGCTTGATACATATTATGCATTTGCGGATTTGACGTTGCCAGTTGCAACTCCGTTTGCGCGAGGGAAATACGCTGAGTTTGTGAAAAGATGTTGGGATCAGCAACTGGCACAATATCTACTCGATCATCAAAGTCTTGTTGTTTAATCATCCTTTGACCCCCAACTACGTCGTACGGATATTCCGGTGGTAGATATAACTTGAATACTCTTGCTAATAATTTGAATTCTTGTTTAAGAGCAGAGTAAATTCTTTTGTGAATAGCAGACATCGTTCTTGATCCACGTTCTAATAATGCAACTGTAGTTCCAACTGCAGCTTGTTGGTTACCATCACCAACTTGTAAATCTGCAATCGATGCAAAACGTTGACCTGCATTAACTACGATACCCATTAAGTTTAATAAAGTTGCAGATGGTTCTTTGAATGGCAACATCATAAATGAATCTTTTAAGTTACCACCAGGAGCATCTACATCTCTGAACTCACCAGGTTGTATAGATTGCGCGTCATCTCTAATTCTAATGCCACGCATTTTAAATCCTGCGGGTAGGTTGGAGAGCGTACCCGCATCCAATAATTGACGAAGAGCTGCAGTTGCAGTTCTAGACAGACCACCAATCATATGGATGAGACCGAAGCCATAGAATCCTAAACCCGGTAAAAATTTAAAGTGGGTAAAATATGGAATCTTAGTTTTGTTCGGATCTCCAATTTCGTAATTTCTTCTAATTGATAAAACTTTTCTTGTAGCTTCTTCAACAGTTACAATGTATGGAATTTTTATTCCTGATGGTTCACCTGTTTGTTGATCTTGATCTTCAAAACCTTCTAGGTCTAAATTAACATGACATTCTAACAAAGTATAAATATCATCGTCTTTAGATTTTCTTTGACCTTCTAGTTCTCGTTCTTTTTTCTCAACTTCGTTTTCTTGATAGCCCGGTGTACCTAATTCTATATCTAAATAGAAACCTGCAACTTGTTGTTTTCTTAATTCGTTTTTAGAAATTTTAATCCGGTGTATGACTGCCTCCGCATCATCTAATGAGGTAGCTGAATAGGGGACAATCAAATCATCCGCCGGAACAAACTTCGATACAGCTTTGCCAGCAAGTTCATCGTAATAAACTTTTTTAAATGTTGATCCTGCTAGAGGAAGATAAAACAACATTGAATCGAAGTCGGGCTCATAGTCATGCATTTTTTCCATGAGCTCATAATTCATATAATCTTTTACACGTTCAGACTGTTGAACTTTTTCAGGTGTTGGAGCACCGACTACTTGTGTTCGGACTGGTCCATCAGCCGGGAGTAGCTCTTTATATGCCAACGCTTGAAATTGTGTAACAGCTTCAGCAAGCACCGGATGAGTGGCACCCGACGCACCCTGGAACGGTTCGGTACGCATGTCATATTTAAATCCTAATAAATCTAAACCTTGGGTATACGTTTTTTCCCAATCTTTTCTGGACATGCTATAGTCCATATATTTTCCTGTCAAGTCACTTCCTAATTCGTCTAGGATGTGGTCTTCTAAAAATTCTGCTAAGTTTGCATAGTGCTCGTCACCACCTTCTGGTGATGCAGCGTTAGGATCGAAATCAACTGTAACTGATCCGTCCTCTTCTTCTTGTACTTCAACTGGACCTTTTTTAGATTCTTCAACTGCAATTTCTTGTTCTAAAGATTCTTGTATCTCTTCTTGTCCTGGAATATTAAGTTCTGTTCTTGGCTCTTGTGTAAGGGCCTTGTCTATTTTGTCTGCCATTTGTTTTCTCCAATTTGACTGTTTTAACAGTATTATAGTTTAAATTCAAGCCCTGAGGCGTGGGTCCGGATTCAGGCGGCAGGAGCCATTTCTTAGGGTAGCTTGATGTTTTTGATTTGATCATTGTATTTCCCGAATGTTGGTTTTTCTAAATTCATAAATTTATCAGCTTCTTTTAATTTCTCTGTCATCTCAAAATCATCTTCTTTTATAGGTCCAGGTAAACCTATCAATTCACTTAAATTTTTAGGTTGATCTTCCTGCATTCCAGCTATTGCAGAGGTTGATTGAATTGTTTTTTGAAGAGGACTTTTATCTAAACCTTTTAACCATCCTCCAGCAGATATAAGAGCTTCAGTGTTAGGCACTCCAAATACATGGTGAAACAAACTATAATCGATAGCAGCTGCTACTGTTCCTCCACCTCTTCTCAAAAATTTATTAGGTAAAAATTTAAATATATCCTGACCTTTATTAAAAGCACTTCTCAAAAAAGTTTTAGCTTTATTAGCTTGATCAGCAGTTAAAGTTATACCAAATTTTTTAAACTCTTTATCAACATCGGCTATAACATTTTTAGCATTTGTTTTTGCATTTTTTATATTCTCTAAAAATATATAACTTTTTTTAATTCCTTCTTTATCCGCATCAGATATTTTATTTGGATCTATATTCCATTTATCTTTTAGTTTACCTTCATCAGTAAAATATTGGTTAACAAATTTTTTGGCTTCTTTTTCTGTCATATCAGGAAATATATCTAGCATGTCCATAGATTTTCCTTTTTGAAAAATCTCTCCATACGCTTTATTATTACTTAAAGTAACTGTCTTATATCCATCAGACAAAGCTACGTATTTCATTAACTTATCATCTTGTATTTTTAATAATTTTTTCTTTTCGTTTTCAGATAAATTTTTATTATTTTTAATTTCTCTAATTTTATTTTCTGCTACATCTATTTTGTTATCAAGACCTGAATATGGACCAATTCTTTCTTCTCTTGGTCCCTCTCCCGACATAGATTGATTAATTTTTTGTGGTGTATAAATAATATTACTTGGTTTTATTTTAACATCTGGATTATCAATGTTTTGTGAGTGTCCTTTGTGAATTACTTTGTCACCCGTTTCAAAAGTTTCAACACCTCCGCCTTGTAAAATTTTATCTGATCGTGCTCTTTTATCTAAATATTTTTTCTTTTTTCTCTCATCTAAAGTTGTTAAATCTGGTGGTGCATTTTTAATAGGGTTTGTTTTTCTATAATCTTGTACAGCTTCCATAGCATCTGCTTTACTTCCAAAGTCAGTAGAAAATATTGTTTTGTTTCCAGAATTAATTTGTGCTCTGTATAAAGTTTTTTCTACACCTGTTTCTGTGTAAGTGCTTGGAACATTTCTACTACCTATTACTTCTTTAAATTTTTGTTCAATAACATTGTTTACTTTTTTGGGAGAACCTACCTTTACTAAAAATTTATCTTTCTTTGCAGGTATAGGTGGTTTCTTTTTTGATTCCCTGGATTCTAATATAAATTTTTGTTTAGCCTTCAAAGCTTCGTTTGCCTCTGCTTCTGATGAATAAAACTGAGTTCCTTCAAACTCAGCTGGTAATGTTCCAGCTTTACTTTTTTTAAAAACAATTTTGTGTGTGTCAGTGTCTTTAGCTCCTCTGTTATAATCTCTATTTACGATGGGTCTTACTTTGTTGTATCTATCATCTGATCCTTCACTAAACCCTATACGTCCTCCATCCGCTTCGTTTATTCTCTTAATAATTTCTTCATCATCAACTTCAATTGCTTTGCCCTTGTCATCAAAGTCAAACACAGGTGCGTTTCCTCCAGGATTTTCAGTAATCCATTTGTCCCAATAATCTTTTCTTTCGATTGCAAATTTTCTAGCATCCTTTCCAGAAATTAAACCATCAGAGATATACTCTTGAGTTAGTTCTTCTAGATCAGGTAAAATAAATTCAGGTTTTATTGTATTGCTTCTAACAGCTAATACAGCTCTATTTATTCTTTCAAATAAATCACTTAATTGTTTTGGTTTTCTTGGTGGAATAGTTCCATCAGCTAGAAAAGTTCTGTCCTCTTGAGATGTAGATTTATATCTTCTGTATTCTTCTTCTGTACCTTGAAAGCCATCATCAACAGCTTTTTGATAATCTAGTTGATCACCTAGATATTCGTCCATTAAACTAGCACGTAGTTTTAATTTATTTTTTTGATCTTTAGTTGGAGATTGGATGTACGAAGTTATCGCCTTCCCGTAGTCAGCGATCTTCATTTTAAACTCCTAGGATAGCTGGTAATCCTCCAGAAGCTACGTCAGCTCTAGCTTGACCATATTCTATTCGTAAGAAGTCATCTATGTCCATAATAGGCATGCCAGGTCTTTGCTCGTTCATATCATATTTGTACTGTTCGTACATTTGAATATCATCATCTGAATATTTACCTGGTTCATAAGAAGCCATCATCGATGCGTTGTCTCTATTTGTAGGACCGCTTGAAGCAGTTCCCATTTCATTCATGTAAAATTCTCTTATCTCGTCAATTGATCTAGGTCTTCTTTTCTTTTTTCTAATAAACTCTTTGACAACTTCTTCAATTCTGATGTTCATGTTCTTGTTGCCTGATGCTAGTTGAATAGATTCGATACCTTCTTTTTCCATAGGTTTGCTTCCTTTTAAAATTTTTTCAAAATCGCCAATGGGATCCATTTCGATTTCTTTGATTTTTATATTATTCCTTTTTATGTAATCCGTCAAGGATTCTCCACCCTCAACTCCTACACCAGAATTGTACGAATCAATTACATCTGCGTATGTTTCAAATTCCATTAATAATACACCTTTTCTCGTTTCGGCAGTAGTTCATCCTTATAATCTTCAGGGTGCTCTACTAAACCACCTTGTCTAAATCTCATAACAGCTTGGGTCATACTATCTACCAAGTCATCATGATCGCCATATGGGAAAGCTGCACATTCTTCAATAACTTCCTGTGCGAACTCCATTTCTTTGGGCGCCCATATTCGGCCACTCTCAAACAGAGGTGATACCGAGTTAACCCTAGTGTGCTTATCGTTGCCTTTACTAGGTGTAAAATTTATAACAGGAATACCCATCTTACGCAACTCATAAGTTAATGGTAATCCTGATGCCTTACTCTCGATTATAACAGTTTCCGGATTCCAGTAGCCGTATTGTTCGAGCGCGATCCTACGCAACTCAGGGAACTCATATCGGCCTTTGATTGCATCTACTAAAATTAAATGTGGAGGACTGTCTTCATCTGGACGGAAAACTCCCCATGTCGTTATCGCACTGAAGTCTGCTGATTGTTTTTTCATAAAAGCTGTATCGTAAGATTGTATGACGTGTTGTAGGACTGGCATCTCTTCGTCTTCCCAGTCTTGCCACCACTCTCTTTTAATCAAGGCTCCTTCTTCTGAAGTTGGCTTTTGCATATACTGAGCATTCCATTTTGCACCAGGTATAGATGCTTTCACACCTTCTAAATCTTTTATGTTCCAATACTCTGGCCAACAAGGTTTACCCGATGGCATGATAGCAGGGAACTCAATTACTTCCCACTGATCAGCTTTAACTTCTTTTTGTGCAGAAATTAATTTA